CCTTGCAAACAGCTGGTGAGCTTGCTCCTGCACTAGCGGCTGGTGGTTCTGCTCTGTACAACTTAGGTAAGTTTGGTGCAACAAAAGCCGCTGACCTTGCCAAGAGCTTTAGAAAGCCTGCCGCTATTGCCGAAGCAGAAGGACTTGATGTTGTTGGTGAAAAAGGTTTCAAGCTCATTAAAGAAAAGGCTGACAAACTCTACAAAGACAGGTCAACAGAAGCAGAGCAGAAATACGATGCCGCTTTTGACGCTGCTCGCAAAACCCAAGCCAAAGGTCAGCCGTTTGCCACATCTCCGCAAGGTCGCTCCTTGTTGCAACAGCTTGAGAATGAAAAAGCAGTTATTGCTGGCGGCAAAAAGTTTGCTGTTGGTGAAGAGCAGATTGCGGGTATTGACAGATTGATTAACGCCATCAAGGGTAAAACTGTTGGTGGTGAGGCTATTCCTGTTGGCAAAGGTGTTGTTTCTAGCACGTTAACCAAGAGAACTCCAAGTGAAACAACCGAAAAAGACATTAAGGCTTTGGTTGAAGAACTTAGGTTCTTACGTGATGTTGATGCCAAAGGCAAACCTTACGAGGCTTATGCAGGGCTTAGCGCAGACTACAAACGTGACTTGAAAGCAAAACTTGAACAAGCCTTACACAGCTGGAGTGACGAGTATCGCCTTGCTGACGAGGCTTACAAGGCTGCTTCTCAGAAACTTGCTCCCTTCCGTACAGAACTTATGTCACGTGCGCTCAAGGGTGAGAAGTTTGACCCTAAGAGCATGGTCAAATCTCCTGAAGAGTTTGGCACAACCTTCTTTTCTGACGTTGATGGTGTACGGCAATTAAAGGCTGTGACGCAAGACCCAACCGCTGTTGCACAGTTGGGCAAAGAATATGTCGCCTCTTTGTTGGCAAACAAAACACCAGCACAGGTTAAAAGTTTTGCCAAAGATGCCAAAAACTCAGGCTGGATGCGGGAAGCTGGCATTAACGATGCTGTACAGAAGTACGCACAACAGACTGCAACCGCAGAGTCAAGACAAGATATTTTAAAAAAACTTGGCTACGCTACTGTTGTTGGAACTGTTGGCTACACAGCTGGCAGACCATTATCAAGAGCATTAGGTTTTTAAGGAGCAATCATGAGCGAAAAGAGAAAAGAGAGCTTAGAGCAAAGAGCAGCCCGTGAGGGTGGCGAAAATGAAGTGCGTGGTAGCAGAGATGCTGCCCGTGCCCTGCGCCCTAAACAAACCCGTCCCCAGCGCAGAGAGAAGCGGTAATGGCTAGAAAAGACAAGGGTATCAACCCAGACTTGGAAAAAGCAATCTCTGACTTGCTCAAATCTACCATGCTGGATGAAACCGCTTCTTTGACAGACAAGACCAAGATTCTTGACCGTGCCCTCAAACTTGAGCAGCTCAAGCTGAAGATGAGTGATGACGAGTGGGGTTCTGGTTTTGGATTAGACGATGATGAAGAGAAGTGATAATATGGTTATCTCAACATTAGGGGGAAGCAACTCAAATCATTCGTATAGCGTTAGGGGTCATCTCCGACCGCTTGATAACCATCTTGGCACTTCTGAGTTCGTGTGGCCTGACCTGCTACACATTATGGGCAGGGGGATGGGAGAGGGTATCAACACTAGCAATTTACGTCGTTTTCGCTTATCTTATCGTCAGTATCAAGGAGAAACCAAATGAGTCTCAAACCTAAACATCCTGCTTACCAGCCCGAGGAAAGACACCAGCGTTCACATGATGTGAATCAGCAAGTGGCTAAGTCCACTCGTCCACAGCTGCCTCGTGATGGCTCTATGAACGGACAGAACAATGTTCGCAGCAAAATGCCTGCTGGCTTTATCTCTGTCTGGGATTACGGCAACGGTGAGCAGACCAAATACTCTAAGACCAGTGGCGGCGGCGGTAAGGTGTACTGATGGCTAACAACATTGCTTTTCAGCCTATGGGCAAAACAACTTTGTTGACGGCTACAACAACAACAAGCACAGTCACCGTCACAGCTGATAGTCCTGTTAATCAGTACATGATTGTAAACACGGGAACAAATGATGTGTTTGTACACACAAGCTCTAACAGTGCTATCACGGTGACTAGGCCGACTGCTGGTAATCCTCAGTACGGCTTTTGTGTTGGTGCAAACAGTGCCAAGGTTATAACCAATTCGCAAACGTCAGCAAACGTCAGCATTTATGTTGCGGGTGTGTCAAATACTGGAACAGCGTTGGTCTACATTACGCCCGGTGAGGGATTGTGATGTGTGATGAAATGGTTGCTTGCGATAATCCTTGTGGTAACGCAAGCATCCTCTGAGAAAGCAGAATACAGATGTGTTAGGTGGACATGGACGGGTGATGTTTACAATCGTAAAGTGATATGCCTTGAATGGAAAAAGGTTGAGCGAAAATGATAGACCCCATTACCGCCCTAGCTGGCATACAAGCAGCAATTAACACGGTCAAGAAGGCAGCTCAAGTTGCCAATGACTTAGGCTCTCTTGCCCCCATGATTGGCAAGATGTTTGATGCCAAGTCCACAGCTACCAAGGCAATGGTTGAAGCAAAGAAGGGCGGCTCTAACATGGGAACTGCTCTGCAAATAGAGATGGCGCTTGACCAAGCCCGTACATTTGAAGAAGAGCTGAAGATGCTTTTCATGCAAGCGGGCAAGATAGATGTTTGGAACAAGATAAAAGAGCGAGCGCAACTCATGGATGTTGAGGACGCTCATCTTGCCAGACAAGCAAAAGCAGAGGCCAAGAAAAAGAAAGAAGAGCAGGCTGAGCAAGCAGAACTTATTGCTGGCATATTTATCATCATTCTTCTTGCGATAGGACTTATCGTAGGTATCAATGAGTTTCAAGAATACTGTAAACATGCAAAGTGCGGTAGATGAATGAGTACCAAAAGCAGTTTGACTTGTTTCTCAAAGTGTTTATCAAGCTACTTATTGCTTGGTGGGTGCTTGGACTTTTGCGCTTCCTGCCTGACAGTTTGTCAGATAAGATTGTCAATAAATTACTTGGAATGATAGGACTCTGATGCTTACATTACTCTCAACTTTGATTAGCTTTCTCATGTCAGGAACACCCAAGTTCCTAGAATTCTTCCAAGACCGTGCGGATAAGAAGCATGAACTTGAAATGGCTCGTATGCAGACAGAGCGAGAGCTAGAACTGAAGAAAGCTGGCTTAGAGGCAGAGGAGCGCATAGAGGCCATCCACACAGACCAGATTGAAATGCAAACCACCGCACAGACTGCTCAGGCAATAATTGGCGCACAGCAAGCAGAGATGCAAGCCTTGTATGCCCACGACATTGCAATAGGACAAGGTGCTTCTACTTGGGTGACCAACCTGAGAGCTGCCACACGCTCTCTCCTGACAATGGGATTTTTCTTATTGTTAGTCCTGATTGACATCGGTATTTTTATACATGGCTGGCGCACAGACGCACCATTTAATGACATGGCAAACCAGCTGTGGGACGAAGATACTCGCATCATGTTTGCGGCAATCATCACGTTTCACTTTGGTGGCAGAGCTTTTGGTAAGTCATGAACGTATCCCCAAAAGCGATAGCAGTCATCAAGCACCACGAGGGAGTGCGTCAGAAGCCCTATAAATGCCCCGCTAAGCTGTGGACAGTGGGTGTAGGGCATGTTCTGTACCCTGAGCAGGGAAAGCTGCCTATTGACCAGCGTGATGGCTTTGCGATGAAGGTGGAAGACTTCAGGATATTCAGCATGGAGGAGGTAGATGCAATACTTAGAGCTGACCTTAACCGCTTTGAGCGAGGTGTTGAGAAGTTTTGCCCAGTACCCCTTACACAAGGTATGTTTGATGGCCTTGTTAGTTTTAGTTTCAACGTCGGTCTTGGAACACTACAGCGTTCAACGCTTCGTCAGAAGTTGCTCAGAGGCGATAAAGAGGGTGCTGCGGAAGAACTCTTGAAGTATTGCATGGCAGGAGGTAAGATTCTCAAAGGCCTGCAAAACCGCAGAATAGATGAAAGGGCTATGTTTTTATCATGACACGCAAGAAGTCCCCAAATCTGTCTGTTGGCAGGGGTGAGAAGCTCTCTGTCAAATCTGGTGGTGGCTTGACTGCAAAAGGCAGAGCCAAGCACAATAGAGCCACTGGTAGCAAGTTAAAAGCGCCTACCAAGTCAGGGCCACGACATAAATCATTCTGTGCCAGAAGTAAGAGCTGGACAGGCGAGAGAGGGAAAGCCGCCAGAAAGAGATGGGGATGCAGATGAAAACACCTAAAGCTAAACGTGGTCTTTACTACAACATCAACAAGCGCAGAAAAGCAGGCCTGCCAGCAAAAAAGCCCGGGCAGAAGGGGTATCCCACTGCACGAGCTTTCAAGAGAGCTGCAAAGACTGCTAAGCGTTAAGGTGCTGGCAATAAGCCGCCTTCAAACAAGTACGTTCCGAAGTGTCCTAAGTTGACCCACGGTGCTGCCCAGATTTTAAAACCGTAGTCACGAGCAATCTTGCAAAACGCATAGTCTTCAGACAGCAAGCGGTTAGTTTCTTTCTCGATGAACACGGGGAAGTATTCATAGATAGTGTCTGCCTTTAGTTCGCCAGAGGTGTCGCCTACATCATTGGTGTAGCTGTTGACAAAAGGCTTGAGCTTTTCAAACACTTCTCT